GGTGCAAGATTACTGTTATAATAGATTTTTGAGTTAACTTCAATATAAAGATACTTCAAATCAAGTATTTCGGGGATAATTCCTGCTACCGCATACTTTTTCAACTTTAATTTTATTTGCTCTTTTATCAAATTCGGTAAAAAGTCACCAGTTTTGGGTTTTATACTAATAAAGACCTTTCCAAACTGAGGAGGAATCAAATCTTCACCACCAAAAACTGAAATTGACTCAGTTTCGGGATAAATTCTTGATGGAATCAAAGATTCATAGTCATTTGACGTAACTGCCCTGTTTTGAGACGAATAAATTCGTGGAGCAAACTTTCTAACCGACTCTACCGATTCAATTGTCTCTCCACCCGATGCAGGTATGCCAGTTGTCATCAAAGAGATGCCAGAACTGATTGTATATGACTGAGAATTGCGTGTATACTGAATTCTACCTGAAAAATTGAATGAATTTAACCCATTTGCAGAATCTCCACTAGAAGTGATGTAATCTATTGTAATAAAATTACCATCTTCGAGTTCTTTTCCAAAAATCCCATCTCCAAAGAATATTTGATACCTCTCATCTTCAATTTCTTGCAAATAATAAACTTTTGACTCAGATTTTACGTCAAAAAGACTATTTTGCGAACTATATTTGGTTTCTGTGGTAGATGCTTCGTTCGGTCTTACAGAAACGGTCATTAAATCAGTGTCAACACCAATATTTGGTATTATAAACTTCTGATTTGGAACTCTTGATGAATATGTGAAGGTTTGAGTTAAAAGTGTTCCTTCAAAAACCTCTACATCGTTAAATTCTGCAATTCCATTTAAAACTGGAACTGTAATATCACTCAAAATTGAAAAAACAAAGGATGATCCACCAAATGGACTTGATGAAGCTGCCACAGGACCCTTCTTAAGAGTCAAAGAAGCAGGTGAAGGTGTAATTCCCTCTGTATTCACAAAGAATGACACTGTTGCCCTTGCTGCTTGCCTTGGACGAGGCACATAACCTATGTTTCTAGCTAAAGATATAACGTTTTCTCTTAATGTAGCAGTATCAATGAACACCTCATTGGTGATCATGTTCGCATTGTATGATGTAATGTAGGTATTATATGCCAAAACGTCCAAAATCGTTGAAAGGTTTGACCCTTCAAAGTCGTAATCGGTAAAATTAGAGTTTGATTTTAGATAATCTTGTAAAGTTATCTTAACTTGGTCAAAATCCAAGTTACTAAAGTTAGCTAATGGCATTTTTATCTACTTGATTGCAAAACAAATTGTAATTCTTGTGCTGGAACGTTCCTTCCTATGATCTCATACTTTATAGTTAGATCAAAACTGTTGTTTTCAAAGTTTGGATCTGCTTCCACATCAATTAATTGCACTCTATCTTCGTAGGTTTCTATAGATTCACGTATTTCATCAACAATAACAGTAGCAGTGATGTCATCTATGTTCTCAAAAAGAGATTCAGTGATCCTAGAACCAAAAGATGCATTAAAAAACTTTTCTCCAGGTAATGTAAATACAATGTTTCGTATAGAACGTGCAATTGCATTCTCATTTTTGAGTGCAATAAGGTCATCATTCAGTGGATTAGACTGAAATGTCATGCTAATGTCTTTAAATCCTTGACTAACTCGTTCTAGAGGCACACTAATAGAGCAATTATTGTTTATTTATTAAGGATTATAAACTAAAATTCAGATAAGGTCATAGTTTGGTCGTCATAATCCAATCCATCATCCTCAAAGTCTCCAAAAATCTCACTTTGCACCATTTCATCACGTTTTTTAGGTGTAAGATGGTCATTAGATACCTCTCTTAGCATTTTCTTTTTGGAGTTTTCCATAATTTGAGTATGTTTTTACTATTTAACATAAAAAAAAGAGGGTCTTAACCCTCCTTTCTTATTTTCCTTGTCCTCGGTATGCTTTTTTTGCTTTATTACGAGACGTTGCGGATAGTAACGTTCTAGCCGAGCGTCCTTGACGAGTTTTTTTGGGACGAGGGAGTTTATAGTTCCCATCTTTCGTCACTGTTAGCATTGGCATTAGTTGATTTCCTCCAATTTACGTTGAACTGATTCGGGGGTTGCTTTGATTCTGTAGTCAACCCCATCCCTACGAGAAAGTTCGGTGAGTATCTCTGCTGAAAGATCCCATAATTCTTCACTTCTTAACTGAGTGCTCACCGAAAACTTATATGACCCTTGTTTTCTCATGTCCTACACGTATGCGAGGGTCACACCATGTCTCTATACCCATTTCCTTAGCATCTAGGCAGAACGACACGTCCTCACCACACATATCCTGAACTGCACCTGACTCGAAGACTTGCATCTTAGGAGCAAACCAAGGATATTGCATGTCCTCGAAGACTCCCTTCTTAATTAAGACCCATCCAAAACCTGTATAATCAACTGTGAAAGGCTTGTTACGTTTGCCCATTGATTCAACAGTCTCATGATTCATAACTCCCCCATTCTTACGGAAGTCTTCCTCTTCTAACCAGTGTGCAACTGAGGTAGTATGTCCATCCTCTGTAGCATACCAACCTGCTGCGATCTTTCTTTCGTCACCTTCAGCAGGAATGGCAAGATCAGCAAGCTGCCAGAACTTCTCTACATTAAACACAATGTCATTATCTATCCAAAGTTGATAATCATACTCTAGTTTACCATCCCAAGGTTTTTGATCAGCACCACGGAGAACATTTGCTCCAAGACACTTACATCTTGCAAAGTTAACCATAGAAGAGTAGTCTTGTGATATCTGAATACTCATTCCAGACTGTACCATATCAAAGGACAGTTGAACAAAATTCTTTAAGAAGGTATATGAACATCCTCTACCAGGAAGACAGAATACTATTGTCTTTCCTTTCCATCTCTCTTTGATAGCAGGAATATCCCACTTTGCTGCATCCTTTGTGGGAGCCTTTGCTTTAACAGTAAATCCTTTTGCCATAACCTTTAGTTACCTTCATTTCAATTATACAGTGTAATTATGTATATGTCAATGTTTTAATAAGAATCTTCTCCTGGTGGTTCTATTGCAATTCTGATCGGTCCTCCGACACCCACTGTGGGGGCTGCCTTCTCAAAACTTAAGTCATTAGTAGTATAATCAGTCTTCAACAACCCTACCATTACATTCAATAACTCCCATGTCTCATCAAACTCGTCTTGCTTTAAATTATGATATATACACCTATCCTTAACGTAGATATGATATGTGGTTATATTGCTTAAATCTTCAGGGGGCATTTTTACTTCGGGGATTTTTTTTATATAGCAAACCTTAGAAGGTTAAAAAATTTTTTCGTGGTTTTTTTATATACATCTCGAATTCGGTTCGTTGTAGGTTAGGGACTTTCACTTTTTTATAAACGCAACGCCCGCATCGGGCATAACACCGAGGGGGCAAAAACACTGTCCTTAACTGTTATATAACATCATAACATTGTATGAGGTTTATGTCAACAACTGTGTAACCACTATGTAACATAAACCCCACACATACTTACACAGTTAATTAACAACAACTGTGCATACTAGTTTGTGTTAGTTATAGTGCTGTATCTTTCACCTCTACAATATCATCGAGGACTGCCAAGATTTCATTACCATTGTTTGCATTTTCCAATAGAAATTCTGCAAAGTTCGGTGATACTCTGCTTACGTAATCTGCCATAATGTTGTTAGTAACTGTGAGTGCTTGTGACTCTTACATTATAAGGACACTTTACTCGCTTCAGTTATAATAATTCAATGGGCAATCTATCTCCTCTATGTAACAATCAAGTTCTTCATTCTCTTCAATTTGTAATACTTTCCTCCAATCAATTTGCCGTGGGTTAAAATCATCTAGCACGTCTAATTCCAGTGTTATTCTATACTTACTCTTCTGCCCGTAGATGTTAGAAACTGTCATGGGATTAGACGGTTGATGTGTATACTTAATTATAATACTTCTGTGGAAAACTGTCAAGTATTATTACCATATTTATACAGAAATACTAATATTTTATAAATTGTAATATCCTCACAAAGTATAAACGAGGTATTTACAATTAGAGCAGATCGTGTTATACTCTGCTCGGTAAGATCACTATAAAATCAACACTTTATTCCACATAATATCCACACTAACTAACAACAATTCCACACGTATTCCACTGCATTACTAACACTTTTCAACACACTTGTGGAAAAGAGATACATTTAGCACCCCTATTTATTAGACCATTTTTAATACCTTTTTAACCTTATTTGCATTGATAAGTAATAGTTTTCCACAGAAATACCCCTAAGTTGTGGAAAACTAAGGGGTAATGATTGTGTTCTAGTTAGTGTTACTTAGTAGTAGGAATAGCACCCTTCCGAGTATAATATAGAAGAAGAAATTAAAGACCTTTCTTATCATTTTAATAGTTGTGAATTGTCCTATATGGTTTATAACAATACTGCTTATCTTTCTTCTGTTGTTTATTAAATTGTTTGGATTCTTCTGGTGTTAATCCTGCAAAATAGTTGAGAAGATTGCCTTCGTAACTATCAAATAACTTGTCTAATTTGGAATTGTTCATAATAAAATAGTGGGTAGGATTTGCTTAGTGTTGTTGTAAATGTAAGGGGTAATTATTCTCATTAAACTTACCATATCTAAACTCACTATCTTTAACTATTTCCTTATAGAATTG